CTCCGGGATTTTTATTTACACTTCTTCGAGAATAAATTTTTTCCATTTCCCGAAGTCGAACTTTCCGGCCTCTGAGCCGGAGCTGCAGGACTGCACGAAGAACTCGCCGGTGTACGTCACCATGATCCGAATCCTGTAACACCACTGCGGTGAGTCCTCTCACCTGCACATATACTACGCCTGGATCAAGGGCCAGAGTGTCGCTTTGAGATAGATTGATCTCGATGCAGTTCTTTTCTACGGCCATCTCGTCTACGGCCGTCTCGGTCAGTGTCTTCGTGATTTCCTTATCAGCCTGACGCATGGTCACCCAAATCTGCTTGCAGCGCCTCAGATCAATTTCTGATTCGATGCTTAATTTTAATGTCGGTGTAGTTCCTCTAATCAAAGTTATCGCCTCGCTTTTATGCATTTATTTTCTTGATTAAGATCACGCCTTTATAAAATTTATTTCCACACTTTCTTTTGATCTCCTGCGTTGCCGTCACCGCACTGATCTTCCCGGAGCTGATCCGCCGGATGCGCGCTCCGTCCCATACGAGAACCACCGTGTGGATCGGATCGCCTTCCTCAAAGATCACCAGCCATCCTTTCCGCAGCCAGTCCCCCAGCTGCTCCGCCGTCGTTGTCCGGCGGAATTTCACGAATTCCGGTCCGATCACTTTTTTCAGCGCCCTGGCGATTTCCACGATCGGATATTTGCTGCGGCACTTCAGGTGCTTTCTCGCGTATTTCAGGCACTTTCCCATTGTCCACTTTTTCCCGCACCAGCGGAGCGCGATATACATGCCGACCAGCGAGCAGCCGTGTTCGCGGATAAAGGCTGTTTTAAATCGCTGCTGTTTCGGAATTGGAATCCGCCTGCCGTTTCCGCAGATGATTTCACATGGATATTTGTAGTTATCCGTCTTTCTTATCTTTCCAATACTTGTCATTTTCTTTGCTCCACAAAAAGATTTCTCATATAAAAGGCTTTAACTGCCTTTAGCTTCTCAATTTCTCTTTCCTCCGCCTCAATCGCTTCCTGCACTTTTTGCTGCATTTCGACGATTTTGCGCTGCTCTTCGACATCTTCATGATATTCAATTTCAAAATGTCTCAAAGTGTCAATCTGCAGATTTATCGTAGTCAGATACTTGTGCACGAATTTCGGCAGCCCTCTTTCTATGACCAGAAATAAGTATTCCGGAATAACTTCTTTTTTTGATGTGACAACGGCGTATCTCGTACTTACTTCGCCCTCAGAAGAATGAAATCTGACTGCGCCTTTCGTCGCAGACAACTCGATCAGCGTCTCCCCTCCCGGGTAGCGCTTCCCTTTCTTGGCTCTCTCGATCGTCGCCACCTGCGGCAATGTTGCTTCTATGATTCTTTTCATTCAGGTACTCCTTATAAAATTCGTTCGCTTTATCGACAATCTCCTGTGCCTCCGGCGTCGTGCCGACTAACTGCGTCGCCATCGCGATCAATTCCCTCTCGGTTTTATCGATCTCCATGTTGATCGCCTTCAGCTCTGCCAGCGTCTCCAGGAGATCGGGCACGGGCTCCGGCTCAAATGTGTCCACATACCGCGGAATGTTCAGATTGTATCCATTCTCCTGAATTTCCTCCCGAGTGGCCACATGCGACAGCTTGTCCACATCCATTCTCAAATTCACTACACTTGCGACGCGATCAACCTGCTCCTCAGTCATGATGTTCGTCTTTCCGCATTTGATAAACTCTCTCGACGCGTCCACCATCAAGACGTCCTCCCGATCGCGGTTCTTCTTCAAAATCATTATCAACACAGGGATTCCGGTGTTCAAAAAAAGGTTCTCCGGAAGGCCTATGACCGCATCAATTAAGTTTGCGTCAATCAGATTTTTCCGTATCGCTTCTTCCTTTTTTCCTCTGAAAAGTACTCCGTGTGGAAGAATTTCCACCAGTGTTCCATCGTCGTCAAGTCTCGAAATCCCATCTTGTATAAAAAGGTAGTCGCTGAATCCAGACGGCGTCAAGCCAAAAGAAAAACGCGGATCATCCGCGACCTTGTCTACGTCTTGAAATTTCAGTGAGTATGGCGGGTTGCTCACGATCCGCTTCCACTTACGCGGGGCGCCCTCCGGCTTCAGCACCGGCCGGGTAAACTCGCCGCACGGCTGCATCTCATAGATTGATTCTGTTTTCCCGGTCAGCACATCCCGAAGCGCCACTTCGCCGCAATATCCCCGGATCCCAAAATTTAAAAGCAGCACCGGAAGCGCCCTCGTGCTGACCTCTTCAGCTCTGTGGAATCCCCCAGGCTTGCATGCAATCGAAAGCGCACCGGTTCCTGCGCATATATCCAGAGTGTCTTCAGCATCGCCCGACAGTCTCCTGACCAGCTCGCAGACGCAATCCGGCGTATAATCCTGCTTCAGCTTCCCGCGGTCGCCATGCTCCTCCTGGAAGTAGTCCCGCAGAACGTCCTTTGACAAGTCAATATCCATTGTTAACATTTTTTCGTAGAATTCACGCACGCTTTCTCCGGTCAGAATTTCCATTAACCTTTCCGGCATCTCATACGACTCTTTGATCCCGAGAATATTGTTAAATTCTTCATTGGTCATTTTTTCTTCCCTGTAAATTCCACTCCGATATAAGAGCAGATGGCTTTGGCCAACGCTTTTCCGTATGCTTCGTGCTGCGTCAGCTTCTTCATGTCGGCCTTGATCGCTCCGGTCTCAAAGATCACTGCCGGCATGTCAGTTGCGGTCAGTTCGTACAGATCGGGCCGTCGGCCGGCGCCTTTATACTTCATCTTCATCGCCTTCGCGACGGATTTTCCGACTTTTTTCGCAAAGGCTTTTCCAGATCCTGAGATATACAGCGGATACACGCCCGGACCGGCCAGCCGATAGTCGCAGTGTACGGACATATACAGTTTTGCCCTCTGGCGATTCGCCCACTTGACGCAGCTGATCATGTTCCTGTTGTTGTTCTTGTCCGCGTCAGTGAGGACGCGGACTCCGGATCCCCGCAGATATGCTACGGCCGCTTTGGTGATTTTGAGCATCTGGCCGGCTTCGGTGTATTTTCCGTAAGTGCATCCCGGATCCCATGATCCGTCGATGCTTTTTCCGTGTCCGCACATCAGCGCCAGCACATCTTTCTTTTTATTCCACGCCATTTTATTTCGCCTCCTCTTCTGTCTCCTCTTCCGTGACGTCCTCATCTCCGCCTTCTGCTTCCTCCGCGGTCAGCTCGCTGGGGCCCGTCGCCTCCGGAAGTCCAGCCACAGAGGTAAGCAGCGAAAGAATCCCCGCCAGCACTGCCGCAGAGATCACCATCCTCCAATCCACCGATGACAGCACCGCCGCACTTCCGATCGTGGCGATTGCCGTCTGCGCCATAGTCTTCACGGCGCGCGTTCCGGCTGCCTTCATCCAAATTTTGTTAATCATCATCCTGCCTCCTTTTTTGTTTCCTGATTTGTGAGCATCTCAATTCCGCGCTGGATCACCTTGGGGATCGGTATCCCCATGAGCCCCGCGTTTTCGATGATGCTCAACGTTTCGTTGGTGATAAATGCGATCACCGTGGCATCGCGTATGAAATGCGTATGCGCTTCAAAGTCCAGCCTGCATGCCACGATCACAATCATCATGATCACTCCCTTGCGACACAATCCTTTAAATCCCGCCCTCGACTCCAGCTTTCCTGTACGCGATTTTTTTGACTTATGAAAAACACCGGCCACAATTAAGCCGGTGACGTAGTCAATTGCCATGAAAATTACGAGAGTCGTCATGGAGTCGCTCCAGCCGCCGAAAAATTCAGCGACCACCCCGCCTGCGATTCCGCAGCAGACCGCAAATGTTTTCTCTCCCATGTCTACCTCCTATGCTGTCCTCTTCCACATATATACGGTCAAGTACGGAGGCATGTTGTTGTGCGGTTGTGTCCCGCCTGCACCGTCGGTAGTACCTGAGTGAGTGTGCGCTCCTGCGGAAGTTGTTCTTACCTCTCCTGCGTTGTAATTGCTCCAGTGCTGACCATCGATTGTCCCTTTTCCATACGCATCTTTTCGCTTGTAGCCTGCTCTGTGATCGTGGCTGCCCGCAGAGTCCGTAGTGAAAGCATGCCGGTGATCCGGCAGTTCAGCTTCCGTCAGTGTGTGTGTCGCTTCACCGCCGAAACCACCGGCAGCATACGTTGAGCCTGCCGCAAGCAAAAATCTGTCCTGAATTCTTTCCCACGTTCCGCCAAACAGCGTGGCTGGTGATGTGGCGTTTGTCGACATATAGATAGAGCCGACGGGGTAAATTAGATTGGCTATTCCGGTAATATCCGATGGTGTAATGTTCTCCGCCCTTAAATTTTTGAAGCCGCAATATATCTCGTCTTTGTTCGCAGCTGTTCCTCCAAACGCGATTCCTTTCCCATCTGTCCTAACGTCCATGATGTATGCCTTAGAAAATATCCTTACCTTCGCTGACTTTGCCGTTGTATAGTCGTCTGTGAGTTCTGCATAAATGTCCCATGTATAATCTTGCGACAATTCGACAGTGATAGATTGATCTGCGAATTTTGCTGTGGTTGGTGATATTGTTTGCGTAAGTTTCTGCCATCCTGTCGCGCTCGTTTCTTTTATATAAAATGCAATCGTTCTTGACGTGCTACTTTCAGCGGATTCTCCGGAACAAGATAATACAACATTGTTCATGTCGATTGCCAGTCTGTATGCCTTTACTGAGCATGAGCACGCCGTTTCCGTCACGGATACACTGTATAGTCTTTTTGCAAGCAGATTTCCATCTGCATATTCATCCACTATCAATGATGTTAAATTTCCGGCTCGTTTGAAAACACTTGCAGGAACGGCAAATTCAACTGTTTTTCCGTATAATTCATATGTGTACTGCGTTCCGCCATTATTGCAAAAATTCAACTTGTATGATGAAGCCTTATCGAATGTATAAGTCCCAAGCTCTCCGTATTTAAGTTCTTCTGGCTTTGTTTCTAGATAGCCCGAGTCGAAAAGGATCGTATGCCGTCCATACTCATTCGTTGTAATTCCGTAGTTAAATATTTCTCCGCTGTCTTTGTATTCTATATATGCGTCTGCCCAAGTTGTAATGTTTCCATATTGTCCATCAATTGTTTCAGTCGCTGTTAAAACACAGTTCATCGATTTGCCAACACTAACTGACTTCGATACTGTTGAGTTGTCGTTCTTTTCAATTCTCGCCGTAACTGTTATATTTTTTGAGGATTTTGCATATAGGCTGTATTTTATTTCAGCGTGTGTCATATTTATTTCCACATCAAGAGAAACAATTTCGATTAGCAAATAGCTATCTTTGGACAATTCGCCTGCACCTGCCGAAACATATGGGTCTTTATCTAACTTTATCGTTTTGCTTATTATCGCCATCATTTCACCTCTCTCAAATGATTTTTAATGTCAAATTCCCATTTTCACGATTGATAAAAACGAATTTACCGAGCTGTATCATCGGTGCTTCTCCGCCTAATGAGGCTGTAACATTCCCATCAGCATCTATTATGTCAAAACTATCAGGGTCAATTTCCGCATGAGTTTCGTCCTTTTTCCCGATAACCGCTCCTGTTGCCTTGAAGCTTGCCACCTCGGTTTCAGCGGTTGATACGTCTTTTATGCTCAGTCCATCCGAACCGATGTCAGTACGATATCTTGCCGTATCTGATCGACTGCCCAGTATATGCGTGCCCGCCGCATCGTGCCAGAAAAATTCCTGTTGGTCGTCAATTTTTCCCTGCGCGGCTTCCGCAGCCGCTTGAGCCACCGCCGCCGCCTCTCCCGCAGAGTTTGCCGATTTTGTGGCATTTACTGCTGCATTTCCAGCTTCGTTTGCACTAGACTGTGCTTTTGATGCTGCCGTGCCGGCACTGTCTGCCTTGCTCTGGGCTGTGGCCGCTGCCTCGGATGCCTCGTTGGCTTTGGTCTGTGCGGCGCTCGCAGCGTTTGCCGCCGAGGATGCAGATGCTTTGGCCGCATCGGCTGTTGACTGTGCCGTAGCTGCCGCTTGTGCCGCCGTGTCCGCGCTGGATTGCGCGGAGGATGCGGCTGCGCTTGCTTCGTTAGCTTTTGTCTGGGCTGTAGCCGCCGCAGTAGATGCTTCGTCGGCTTTGCTCTGCGCCGTCGCCGCAGCTCTTGCGGCGGAATCTGCTGCGCGTGAGGCCGCGGTTGCTGTTGATTGTGCCAGCGTTGCTTCTGCACGTGCGTCGTCTGCTGTTGACTGCGCTGTGGCTGTCTCCTCTGCCAGCTCCATCGCCGACTTTTTCCACGGCGATGTCATTTCGTTTTCTCTCGCGGTTTCGGCGGCGCGTGCGCTTTTTATTGTCGTTATCGCCTCGCCGGCAAATTTGACCGTCTGTGTCCCTATCAGTATGATTTTCCCCTGTGTGGCCATCTCTGCCCGTATGCTGCTGTCATCTTCCGCAGATTCTGCAGCGTTCCGCATCCTGAGCCAGTTTTCATACTCAGCCTCCGACATTATCCGGATAAGATTACCCGCCTGAAGTGACAAGTCCCATTTGCATGACACGGCAGCTCCGATGTATCTCGTCCCTCTATACTGGCTAAAAATGTCTTCGAGTATATCTTCATCAACAAAGGGATTCGTCCATGACACGGACTGCCCTGCCCCGGTCTCAATCACGTCAGATGTGAGATTCGTTGTCCGGCTGCGGTTGCACGACATTCCGTCGATCACGATCTCTCCGGACGACTCTTCTCGATAGTCCATGAGTTCCTCTTTCAGCAGGATTGTATCATCTGTCAAATATAAAGATATCCCGATTTCTCCATTTTCATCCGCATGAGCAAATCCCCCTGCCAGTCCTGCGAAATATCCTATCGCGTCCCGGTATGAGCAGGAAAAGTCCCACGTGATCGTCTTGTTGTACACGCCGTCAAACGTAAATGGCTCAACCGGAATCCCTGTTTCCTCCTGGCATGCCGCCCGGAATGAATCAAAGTGATTTTGTACCGTGTCTGTGGCTTTTGCCGGCATATATGTTCCATGAAGGAATATCGTGCTGTCGAAGCACTCCAGCTGCAGCCCTTCGCTTGTCGATTTCTGACCATATACAAAAAAAGTGCCGACCTTCTTCCATGCATTTTCCGCAGCCTCGTCCGTCGTCACTTCTTCATTTTCCAGACTTTCACCTTCGACCTGCTCAACGATTTTCCCCCTCAGAGCAGCTTCTTCCGTCTCTGTTTCTGCGAGTTCCTCTTCACTCAGATCTTCTCCTTCTTCTTCCTCTTCCTCTTCATATGTGTCGCTGTCATTGTCATCAATACTTTCTTCTTCTGATTCGCTTCCGACCAGCGTCTCCAGC